GCGGGCTTGACTCGCCCTGTAAATCAATATAAAAACATCTGTGAGAAGATGAAAATTTACCTAATAAAACTATTCTTTAACGGCATAAAGATCCAATTTACATTGGAATCTGAACCCATAAATACTACCGAATCTTTACATCAGAAAGTACTTGACTTTCTGGGAAAAATGAGTAAAGAGCAACTAGAGAAATTAATTAGTCATAAACAGATTAGTAATTTCTCTTATATAACCTATGAGGAGGTTGAGCGTGACATCATTGTCCCAATCACTTCTGGCCAAGAAAATAGACTTGGAATCACAGTGGAACAAGTCTTATCTTGAACAGGGAAGACTAACGACTGACATGCAGTGGTTAGAAGTGGAGTTGAAGGAAGTCAAAAGACAAATTCTTCAACAGGATCTTGAAGTAGCTAAACAAGAAAATAACCTTGTTTTAAGCGAAGAAGAAGATCCAGCATTTATAGCTAGCTAAACTAGTTATATAATTGGAATAAAAGTGAGAGAAACTTAAGCCACCCCTTGCTCTTTCTGAAAAATTAAGCTATATTTATAGAACTATACATTAACATCTGATGTAGACGCGTATAGTCGATAGGCCTAATAACTACATTAGATTATTTAGGAGGATAAACATATGGCAAAAACTACTTTCCAAGGAGTTGTAAGATCTTACGGCGGACAGAACAAAGAATCAAATGTGTTCGCAGGTACAGTTGTTCTTGCAGCTAAAGGAATATTAACAGGAAATACTTCAGTGTATTCTGCTGTTAAAAATATTGATAACAATCAATCAATCGTGTTACCAGCTGGTGCACAAATTGTTGATGTTGTTCATGCTGCTACAGGTGCTGCTTCAAAAGCATTAAACCTAGGTACTACTTCAACTGCAGGTCAAGCAAACTCTACTTCAATTGCTTCAGCTTTAAGTGCTGATGGCGTTCAATCAGCTCTTGCTGGTAATGATTTAGGTTCTTTTGCGAGAACTCCACTTACAGTTAATTCAACTGTGTTTGGTGCAGGAACTGGAACATCTACTATTGCTTCAACTACTTCTGTAATTATTTATTACACAATTAGTGACAATGGTCAGCCAGGCGAAGTTGGCCCAGCTTAATTAATTTTTTAATAGAGCTCCTTCGGGAGCTCTATTAATATAAGGAGAAATTTATGGCTTATAAAAGTGATGTAAAACCGGTCAGTACATCTGCAACAAGTGCAGTGCTATATACAGGTCCTACAAGATTAAGAGGATTCTTAATTCAATCTACAGGAAGTTCTGGATCAGCAATTATTAATGGTTTAGCAAATGCTACAACTGTTAGTTCTTCAACTAATACACAAGTTTTTTTACAAGTATTTGTTGGCGCTAATCAAACAGAAACATTAAATCTTCCAGAAGATGGTGTTCTGTATGCAGGTAGAAATGGTACAGCAATTATTGATGGAGTTGGTGTAACAGCTAATAGTGGTGCATTAAATATTACGCTATTTATAGATAAATAGGAGAGTAGATGACTACCTCTGGAACTACAAGTTTTAATCTTGAACTAGATGAGCTTTTTGACGAAGCTTATGGACGAGTAGGTATTGGAGGAACTAGATCTGGATTTCATTTAAGAGCCGCAAGAAGAAATCTTAATATTTTATTATCTGAATGGGATAATAGAGGTGTTCATTTATGGAAAGTTAAACTTGCAACTGTTCCATTAGTTTTAGGACAAGCTGAATATAATTATACTGTTGATCCTACAAATTATCCTAGTGATATTAATGACGTATTAGAAGCTTATGTCAGAAATAATACTACTCCAAATTCATCACAACCTGTTGATATATCTTTATCTAAAATAGACAGATCTGCATATGCAGCATTACCAAATAAATTATCACAAGGAACTCCATCTCAATATTACGTTCAAAGAACATATCAACCAAGTATATTTCTATATCAAACACCAGGATCTGGATTTTCTAGTTCAAGTACACCAAGCAATTATCAATTAAGATTTTATTATCTTGCAAGAATTGAAGATGCTGGAAAATATACAAATACACCAGATGTTGTATTTAGATTTTTACCGGCTTTAACTTCAGGTTTAGCTTATTATTTAAGTATTACTTATAAACCAGAAAAAGCTGATATGTTAAAAATGATGTACGAAGATGAACTGATGAGAGCTTTACAAGAAGATGGTCAAAGAACTTCTACATTCATATCTCCTAAAACATATTATGGAGAAGGCATCTAATGACTTCTTTTGCCACAGGTAAGAAGTCTTATGCCATATCAGACAGATCGGGCCAACGATTCCCGTACGACGAAATGGTAACCGAGTGGAATGGATCATTTGTTCATTACACAGAATACGAACCTAAACAACCACAACTTGAACCAAAGATACCAGGCAACGATCCGCAAGGCTTGCAAGACGCACGACCAGATCGTGTAGAGCCACAATCTTTTGTACTACTACAATACAATCCATTATTAGCAACGGCAGGTAGTTCAACAATCATTGTTAACGAACCTGGTCATGAAAAATCAACAGGAAATAAAATTGTATTTACAGATGTGGTAGCAGGAAATGGATTTACAAATGCTTTATTAAATACAACAGTTGCTTTTACATTAACTGTTGTTAATTCAAATCAATATAGTGTTAATGCAAATACTGTTGCAACAACTGGTGGATTATTCGGAGGACCACAAGTTTCTGTAACTCAATCTCCAATTCCATTACCTAATAATGCATTTAGAACAACGGTTGGAAGCTCTACAATCAATGTAAGTGAACCAAGTCATGGTAAAGTCACAGGAAATACAGTTAGATTTTACAATGTAACTGTGATTAATGCATTTCTATCAACTTCAGGATTTCAACAAACAGTATTAACAACTTCAACAGGATATAGTATAACAGTTGTTAACGCAGATAATTATACCTTTAATGCATCGTCAGGAACTGGAACTTTTGACACATTAATTGGTGGAGGAAACGCAACAGTAGAAACTTTATAATATGGCACTTACGTATTCACAATTAGTAACTCAAATTAGAAACTACACAGAAGTAGATAGTAATGGATTATCTGATTCTACAGTTTCTGTAATTGTTCAAAATACAGAAAATAGAATTTTTAGAGAATTAAATATTGATGCTTATAGATTATATGCATCTTCAGTAACAGTTGCAGGGACAACTACAATTTCTGTACCATCAGGTTTAAGAAATATTAGATATGTTGAAATGATTACTCCAGGAACAAATGAATTTACTACATTAGAACAAAAAGATAGTTCTTACATGGCAGAGTTTAATAACTTTCCAGCTTCATCTACTTACTATGAAAAACCAAGATATTGGTCAAACTGGAATGAAACGACATGGTTTGTAGCACCAACTCCTAATACAACTTATTCAATTAATATTGCTTATTATTCTCAAGGAACTTCTATAACTTCAGGAAATTCAGCAACTTCAACAACTTATATATCTACTTATGCTCAAGATTTACTTCTTTATGGTTCTTTAGTAGAAACATATAAATACTTGAAAGGTCCTGATAATATGATACAAGTATATGAACAATCATATCAACAGGCCAGAGAATCTTTTGGTGTTGAACAGACAGGTCGTAGAAGAAGAGACGAATATGTTGATGGAGAACCACGAGTTGTTGTGGATGCTCCACCACCAGGAAAATAACAAGGAGTTAATATGGCAAATATAGTACCAGATAGTTTTAAAGAAGAACTTTTTGAAGCAGTTCATAATTTTTCAACACCAGGCGGAAACGTTTTTAGATTAGCATTATACTCAACTGTTTCAGGTTTTACTGCAACAGGAACGACTGTATATACAACTACTAATGAAGTTAGTGGTACAGGATATTCTGCAGGTGGAACAACTCTTACAAATCTTGGTGTTGCAGTTGCGCAAAATATTTCTTTTGTAGATTTTGCTGATGCAACTTTTTCAACAGCAACAATCACAGCATCATGTGCTTTAATCTATAACACAACTCAATCTTCAAAAGCAGTTGTCGTATTAGATTTTGGTGGTGATAAAACTTCAACGAACGGCGACTTTACTATTCAGTTCCCAGCAGCGAATTCAACAAGCGCAATCTTGAGAATATCGTAGTAGTTCGCCATAAAAAATTATGGCTTCAAACTTTGGTTGGAATGAACTTTACTGGGGTGCAGGAGCTTGGGGTGGCGAAGGCGTAGATGTCACAGTTTTAGTTGGTGTTGAAAGTGGTTGGGGAAGATCTACGTGGGGTTCATCAACTTGGAATGAATCTGCTCCTAATGCTGATTTACAATTACAATTAAATTCAGGCACAGTTTCTATTGCCATATCTCAAGTTGTTAGTGTTGTAGGTTCTGCTACACAAGTTCAAGTTGGTACAGTTGATTTTTCA